ACTCCTGCTATTACTGATGAAGTAATAATTATGGATGGCTCTACTGCAAATGGTTTTGCAACAAATGCTGTAACAGTAAATAGAAATGGTTCTAATATTAACGGCGCAGCTACAGATTATGTAATGAATGTAAATAACCAGTGTGTTACATTTGTATATGTTAACGCCACTAAAGGTTGGTTATTAAAATCAACTAACCAGTAGGAGCACTTTATGGCTCTTCAAGAAATTAAATTCGCCCCCGGAATTGATAAACAAGATACAAGTGTTGGTGCATTAGGTCGTTGGATAGAATCAGATAATATTAGATTTAGATATGGACTTCCAGAAAAAGTAGGAGGTTGGCAATCTTTACTTACAAAATCTTTAGTAGGAGTTACTAGAAAATTACATGCCTTTGTAGATAATGATGGTAACAGATATGTTGCTATGGGAACTGATAAGTTTCTAATTATTTATTTTGAAGGACAATTTTTTGATATTACTCCTTTAAAAACTCCTCTAGCAGCTTCAACAATTGCAACAACTAATGGTTCACCTATTTGTACAATCACTACAGCTACAAACCATGGACTAGCCATAGGTGATATTGTTTTATTAAACAGTGTAACACTACCTGGAGGCACGGGTTATGTGGATGCTGATTTTGATGATAAATTATTTCAAGTAGGTACGGTTCCAAGTCTTACAACTTTTACAATTAATCAATCTACTAACGCAACAGGAACAGTTACCACAGGTGGAAGTATAAGTACTATTCCTTATGAACAAGTAGGTCCTGCAGCTCAAACTTATGGTTATGGTTGGGGTGTTGGAACGTGGAATGGAACAGATGGAACTGAATGGGGAGAAGCAGTGTCCGCGTCCAACGTTACACTAGAACCTGGTCTTTGGTCTTTAAGTAATTTTGGTGAAGTACTGGTTGCAACGATTGCGAATGGTAAAACTTTTACCTGGAATGCTGGGATCGCGGCTCGTCTATCTACAAGAGCGTCTACAGGTACTGCTAATTTTTCAACTTCAAATAATCCAACGGCTACTAGAGATACTTTAATTTCACCAACAACACGTCACTTAATTCATTTTGGAACAGAAACAACTATTGGTGATCCGACTACTCAAGATGATATGTTTATTAGATTTTCAGTTAATGAACAAATAAATGTTTACGATGTATTAGCGACTAACACAGCAGGTACTTTTAGATTACAGGATGGTACTACAATTATGGGAGCTATCAAAGCTAAAGAAAACATTTTAGTATGGACAGATAATGCTTTGTATACAATGAAATTTGTTGGAGCTCCATTTACATTTGGCTTTGAACAAGTAGGTACTAACTGTGGACTGATTGGTAAAAATGCAGCAATTGAAATAGATGGTGTTGCTTATTGGATGTCTAACAATGGTTTCTTTTCTTTTGATGGTACTGTTAATACTTTACCATGTAGTGTTGAAGATTATGTTTACGATGATTTTGATACAACTAAAGGCCAACAAGTAAATGCGGGAATTAATAATTTATATACTGAAGTAACTTGGTGGTATCCGACACAAGGATCAGAATTTAATAATAGATATGTAGTATTTAACTACGGACAAAACAATGCTCAAGTACCTATGGGTAATTGGTACACCGGCACAAACTCTAATTCAATTAGAACAACTTGGGTTGATTCTTTAGTATACCCTCAACCTTATGCAACTGCTTATAATAGTTCGGCTACTGGAAATTTTCCAGTGGTAGTAGGTGAAGTAGGTCTAGGACAAAGTGTATTTTTTGAACAAGAAGTAGGAACGGATCAAGTAAATCCAGATGGTAGTACAACTACCTTAACTTCTTTTGTAGAATCTTTTGATTTTGCATTACAAACAGATCAAGGTATAGGAGAATATTTTTTAGCAATGAGAAGATTTTTACCTAACTTTAAAAACTTAATAGGTAATGTTCTTATTACTGTATCAGTAGCTGATTATCCAGCAGATCCTAATACAGCTACCACATTAAGTCCCTTTACAATTAGCTCAACTACAACTAAGATAGATACTAGAGCAAGAGGAAGATATGCTAGTATTAAAATAGAAAATACAGGCAGTGGTCAATCATGGAGATTTGGAACATTCCAAGCTGACCTTCAACCCGATGGAAGAAGATAATGACAAAAATTGTAGTAAGATTACCTGAACCTAAAAAACAATATACAGAAGATAATCAAAGACAAATTAACAGAGCTTTAACTAATATTATTGAGCAATTAAACTCTACATACTTAACACAACTTAAAGAAAACTCGGAAAGATATACGTGGTTCGGATTAGGATAAATGGCAAATATATATAAAAATGCAAAACTAGATTTAACAACTGCTACAGCTACAACTTTGTATACTGTACCATCAAACTCTAGAGCTATTGTAAAATCTATATTAGTTTGTGATGACACAAACAATGGTAGTGATATTACAGTAGATTTATTTAATGGAGATCCTGGATCAGCTGATAAATTTACTTTATTTCAAAGTAAAACTATAACAGGTAACGCAACAGAACAATTATTAAGTGAGCCTTTAATTATGGAAGAAAATGAAGTATTACAAGTAACTGCTACAGATGCAAATAGATTGTTAGTTGTATCTTCAATATTAGAAATCAACAGAGAGGACAGATAATGTCATTTATAGAAACAGAAGCAAGTATAAGATATGAAATAATTAACGGTGAGAGAGTACCAGTAATTACTCCTAAGTGTGAAGTAACTTTAACAAATACCGTAACAGGTCAAGAGTATACTTCAGATGCTGAAGCGCTATCTGATGTACAAAATGCAGGTACAGACACTAAAGCAGAACATATTAAAAGAGATGTAAAAGTAACCGTAGAAGAGATTAATTTAGGCGCCGGAGCTAACATATTCTAGCGTTGACTAAGCATATAAAAACAAGTAAAATGCTAAATACTAGCATATAAACATAAAGAGAAACTATGGGATTTTTTTCAAAAATAAGACGTAAAGTCAGTAAATTTATACCAAAAGAAGTAAAACCTTTTTTACCTTATATAGCAGCAGCTATTCCAGGTGGACCGTTTGCGGCTCAAGGAATAATGGGTGCTTACTCTGGCGCTGGAAATGCTTTTTTAAAAGCAAGTTTGGCTAGAGGTGCTTCAGATGAGGATGCAAGTTTAAAAGATGCGTTAAGAACAGGTGCCTTCGCAGCAGCACCACAAGCAATAAATACAGGTCTTGGACAATTTGGAGAAGCGTATGGTACTGGTAGTGATAATGCTTTAAATGCTATGAAAGGTGCAAAAGTAGGATCAAGTAGTGTTCCTTTTACTGAAAGATTAGCAAATGCAGCAACTGCAGGATCAGAATCAAAATATTTAAATCCAGATTTTAGTCAAAGTGGAAATTTCGGAAATACTGCTAAAATAGTTGGCGCTCAAGGATCAATTGATATGGGTATCAAAGCAGCAGAATTAAATGAAGACGCATTAGCAAAATACAATGCAGAAATGGCAGCCCAAGGTATTAATGACAAAGCAGGTAGGAGAGCAGCTATCAGACAAATTTACGCAAACACCGGAACGTGGGACATGGATGAAGTTGATTCTATGTTAGACACTTACGGATATAGAACCGGCGGTAGAGTTGGTTATGAAGAAGGTGGATCTGTAATTACATTAATGGATGGAACTACAGTTCAAATTCCTGAAGATTCTTACACTAGTTCTGGTGGTTTAAAAGACATAATATATTCTAGTAGTAGAGGAGACTTATTAAGAGAAGAAATTATTAGAGAATTAAGTTTTGCTAAAGGTGGTAGAGTTAATTATGAAGAAGGTGGATCTGTAAAATACAAACATTTTCAAGATATGTTAGAAACAGCTAAAGAAGGTTTAGCCTCTTTAGAAGATGATGGAGAAGTAATGCCTATTAGAGAATTAAGACTTAAAGAAGGTGGATCTGTTGATGACAAACTTATGGAAAGAGTAAAAGAATT